ATTACAAAAGTTAGTAATATATTAAATGATTTTATAAATTACGATGTGGTATTTAAGTATGGTAATCCGTCAAATTTTGATAAACGATTATTTTATACTTTTTCAAAAGCGAGAATAACTGACCCATATACTTGGGATAAATACAGTATATCAACACCAAATGCTCTACCAACAAAGACCGGTAGTGTGACATTACAACAATCAAGAATTAATTTTCCTGAAGCTTGGAGAACTTTAGAAACGTATGTTGGTTTTTCTAATGTGAGTGGTTTAACATACAGTAATACTGGTTCAACTATTACTGATTTTTTTATTGATTGTAATGTAGCGTTTGAAAGAACAAATATTATAAATTTAGCACCAATTATTAAGATATACGCGACTCAAAAATTGAATGATAACACATTGAATTATACTAAATTTATTGGGTTGATGGATAATTACATATTATCAGTTAATAAATTTCAAGATATTATTTTTAACAACTTGATGATAAAAGTTCGTAAAAATTTAGAAAATGTTGGGAATGTAACCAAACAACCTATAAATACTATGTTGGATGGTCCTCAAACTAAAGTTGAACTTTGGGAAACATTTAAGTCTTTAAATGACAAATGGATTTCTGGTGGTGATTTTAAGACCAAAACATTATTTGAGGATGTTTTATTATTAGATAGAGCTAGTAGGGATATGGGTAATGTTGTTTTAATTGATGTTTACAAATTAAAAGATTTATTAACAAATATACCACAAACTGTTAGTATGTTATCATTTGTTCAAACAATATTAGTGGATAATAATTTTGTTGTGATGAATCTACCCTCTTATGTTAATTTTTATGGAGTTCAAGACGCGGTTAAAAATCCAATACCTAAAGCTGAAGGGAGTTTAGATTTCGCAAATACTATGTTTGGTACATTTATGAATGTTGATTGTAGAGAATCTTCACCTAAATTAGTTTGTTTTTACGCTAGTAAACCTAGTGAACATGTGGCTCTTAAAGATAATATTGATTATAGGTTTAAAAATGACGCTTTTGATTTAAGAAGAACAAGTGATAATCCGTTATTAGAAAATCAAATAGGTAAAACTGATTGGGACAAATCAAATAAGGTAGTTGGGTTTAATGTTGATATTGGTCCTCAAAATCAATCAATTTTTTATGGTTTCAATGTTGAACAAAATCCAGGATTAGCAACTGCGGAATCTTTAGAGGTGATTAATCAAATGGCTAATTTATATGGTAATCGTGGTGGTGCGACTCAAAACGTGTCTTTATATAATCTATATAAAAATAGAAGTTATAGTTGTACAATATCTATGATGGGTAATGCTATGATGCAACCAACTATGTATTTTAATTTAAGACACGTACCAATGTTTAGTGGTCCATATTTAATTCAGAAAGTTAATCACGCTATTTCACCAGGTGGTTTTGAGACTATATTAACAGGTATTAGACAACCTGTTGCATCTTTACCAAAAATAGACGAATATATTCAAACATTAAAAACTAAACTATTAAAAAGTATTATTGAAAAAAACAAACAAGATAGAAAAAATAAAGAAGTTTCTATTGAATCAAATAAAAAAGGTGACATTATAAAACAAAGAAATGATACTTATAATGACGCTTTAAATAAAAATAGTACTGGTTTTAGTAAACAAAATAACTGTTATCCGGCTAATTTTGGAGGCACTAAAAATATTGGGTATTCTGAATACATCCCTGTTGACAATCCTAAAGATACAAATACAACATTTAAAAATGTTACAGATATTATAATAAATAAAACAAATAATAGAGCTCTTAGATATACTATTTTCGCAACATTATATTTGGCTTCAGGAACTAAAGAAGATTTTAAGACAATTGAAAATAATTTTGCTGGTATAAAAATGAATGAGTATTGGGGTGAAATTAGTCAATTATTTAATGGTGAAAAATATTATTGTTCATCTTCAAATGAACCTTTTGCGACATTTAAAGATGTTTCTAGTAATATTGACTTTTTAGTTAGTAGATGGTCTAAAAGAATTAATAATGTAAAAAACATTAATAAAACGGAGATTACTAAATTTTGGATAATAAATGAAGATGCGACAAAAAAAGATGATAATGTTTATAAGACTTTTGACGCTAAGAATTTAGAGGAGATTGAAAAGGAAGTTCAAAAATCAATTGATATTGCAAATCCTTTTTTCAAATAACGCATATTTATATATAAAACAGACATTATGAGTACAAAATTAATATTAGATAATTATTTAGGTAAAAATACCAGACACTCAGAAAAAGACTTGGGTAATGGTTCTAAACAGGTGTGTGATTTAGACACTGGAGATTGTTATACTATCAGAATGAAAGATGGTTTAATTGAAAGAGTAGATAATACTTTAAACACAAATAAAAAAATTCAAGTTGAAACTTTAACTGGTGTGAAACAATTATTAAACGGATAGGTTATGAAAAAAATTGACGAAAAAATATTAGAAGAAATAGCCAGATATAATTCTATTAATAATTATATTACTGAACAAGACGCTGCATTACCCCCAGCTCCAGACGAAACGGCTTTACCACCGGCTCCGGGTATGGAAGGTGTTCCACCTATGGACCCTAATGTAACCCCTGCAGCTCCTGCGGCACCTGAAACGGCGACTGTTGATGTTGCTACTGACCCGGATGTAGAAAAAGTTGATGGTAACGGAACTGAAGAAGGTAAGACTGAAGAAATGGACATTACTGATTTGGTTAAATCACAACAAAATATTGAGAGCAAACAAGAGGAGTTCTTCAATAACTTATTTAGTCATTTGAATGATTTAGAGAGTAAATTAGGTGAGATGGATAACATTGTTAACACTTTGAATAATTTAGAATCTAAAATTGAAAAACTTAGACCTAAAACTGCTGAAGAAAAATTAAGATTAAGAAGTTTAGATTCAGGTCCTTACACTACTAATTTATCTGATTTTTTCAATGACAAACAAGAGGATTTTGAGAAAACTGGTAAAGAGTATGTTTTAACTACAGATGAGGTACAAGATTACTCACCAACTGAAATTAAAAAAACTTTTAGAAACTTTGGAGATGAAACTAACTCATTTACAAACATAAAATAAATATAACGGCCTTCGGGTCGTTTTTTTTTACATATAATTTGACTAACTAGAATTGTTCACTTATAATTATATAAACTAATTAAAACTTTTATATTTTATGGCGACAGCAAACAATTCATTAGACGCAGTATTGGCTCAGTACGAGAAATCAAAACAAGGTAGTTCTTCATCAACAAACAAAATGTCTCAAGACGAGAGAATGAAGAAATACTTCGCAGCAATTTTGACTGACAAAGAAACTCAAGGTCAAAAAAGGATTAGAATTTTACCAACAACGGACGGTACTTCTCCTTTCAAAGAAGTATGGTATCACGAAATTCAAGTGGATGGTAAATGGCAAAAATTTTACGACCCGGGTAAAAATGACAACGAACGTTCACCTTTAAACGAGGTTTATGAGGACTTACGTTCAACGGGTAAAGAATCTGATAAAAAATTGGCTTCAACTTACTTATCTCGTAAATTTTACATTGTTAAAGTTATTGATAGAGATAACGAACAAGATGGTCCTAAATTTTGGAGATTTAAGGATAACTACAAAAATGAGGGTATCTTAGACAAGATTATTCCAATTTGGAAAAACAAAGGTGATATCACAAATGTTGAAACTGGTCGTGATTTGATTTTAGAATTAACTAAAGCTAAAACACCTAAAGGAGCTGTTTACACTGTGATTCAAACAATTATGCAAGATGACGCATCTTTACTTCACGAAGATAAAGAAACTGCTGACACTTGGGTAAACGACCCATTGACTTGGAACGATGTTTATGCTAAAAAACCTTTAGAGTATTTGGAAGCTATTGCGGTTGGTGAAACTCCACGCTGGGATAGTGAAAAAGGCGGTTATTCTTATGGTGATAGCACTTCAAACGAAGCGTCTTTTGGTGGAGCAACTAAGAAAGAATACTCTGACCCCCAATTACACGAAGAACCGGCTGATGATATGCCTTTCTAAAAATTAATTACTACATAGACTCTGAGTTAATCTTGGGGTCTATGTATTATAACTAAAACACTAACAAATGGCGATAAAGAAAAAAACATTCTCACTGGATGATATTAAGGGTAAATTCTCTACAAAAACTAAATATAAAGCGGAGAGTTATTATAACTGTGGTGAAGCTTTTTATGAAGCTTGTGGGATACCAGGTCCGGTAATGGGGGGTATTAATATGATGTTGGGTCATAGTAATAGTTCAAAAACTACTGCGATGATTTTAGCGGCAGTAGA